GACGACGCGCCAGCATCCGCATCCGCATGCGCCGCGACGTCCAGCCCGGCTGGCGCGTCGTCTTCCGTGGCGCCGCCTACCTCGTCCAGGCCGTCCTGCCTGACGAGCAGCACCGCGACGCGGTGGACCTTGTTTGTGAGCGTGTGCAATGAGCGCGTTTGGCTGCCACTTCGACACCAGCGCGTGGCTCTCCAACGTCGAGGCCACCAAGGCCGAGATCAACGCGGCCGGGCGGCCGGCGGCTCAGGCGGGCGTCCAGGTCATCTACGAGGCCGTCAAGGCCAACGCCCAGCGCATCACGCCCAAGACCGGCAAGCTCGCGGCGGCCATCTATCAGGTCTACAGCCGCGACCAAAGCCAGAACGGCCGGCAGGTCTATCACGTCAGCTGGAACGCCCGCAAAGCTCCGCACGGCCACCTGGTGGAGTACGGCCACTTGCAGCGCTACGTCACCGTCTTCGACGAAGAGACGGGCCGCTATTTCACCTTCAAGAAGCGGCCACTCGCGCAGCCTCGGCAGGTCGCGGCAAGGCCCTTTGTGCGCCCCGCCATGGCCCAGTTCCCCCAGGCCCTGGAAGCCGCAGAAGCCAAGTTCTTTGAAGAGCTCGCCGCCAAAGGGGTCGTGAAGTGAGCGTCGAGTCCGACATGGTCGCCGTGCTGCAGGCGCTGTGCCCGCGCGTGTTCCCAGACGTCGCCCCGCAGGGCACGGCCTTGCCCTACATCTCGTGGCAGCACATCGGCGGGCGCCCGCAGCGCTTTGTGGATGGCGCTGCCGCCAGCCTGCGCCACAGCTACGTCCAGATCAACGTCTGGGCCGCCACCCGCGCCCAGGCCATGACCCTCGTTCGCAGCGTCGAGGACGCCCTCTGCGCCGCCACTGCCTTCAACGCCCGCCCCGAGTCAGAGCCCATCGCTGATGTCGATGCCGACACCGACCGGCGCGGCTACCTGCAGGACTTCTCTGTCTGGGGCCCTCGCTGACCGCCCCTTGACCCACCACTGACACCGCCGCCAGCCCCGCTGGCAGCAACCCAACAAGCCCGCCCGGCCCCGCGCCGTGGCGGGCTTTTCTTGCCCGCAAGGGCGCTTCACCAACAGCCCGCCGCGCGGGCTTCTCAACCCTGAAAGGCCCTACACCATGGCTGCACGACTCCCCGACGGCTCGATCGTCTCCATCTCCACCACCTACGGCACTGCAAAGACCATCTCCGCCATCACCAACGCCAACCCGGGCGTGGCCACCTCCACGGCTCACGGCTTGACCAATGGCACCTATGGCGAGCTGGTCTCCGGCTGGGCCAACCTCAACAACCGGGTGGTGCGCATCGCCAACCAGGTCACCAATGCGTTTGACCTGGAAGGCATCGACACCTCGTCCACCACGCTCTACCCGGCGGCTTCCGGTGCAGGCAGCTTCACGCCCATCACCGGCTGGCAGCAGATCAGCCAGATCATGGGCCTGACCACCAGCGGCGGCGATCAAGAGTTCACCGACTACTCCTTCCTGGAGCAGAACTTCAAGACTCAGATCCCCACCACCACGAGCGCGCAAAGCATCAAGCTCGAAATCGCTGACGACCCATCCCTGGCGGGCTACATCGCCCTCAAGGCCGCGTCCGATGCACGCGCTGTGCGCACGCTGCGCCTGCAACTGCCCGATGGCAGCTTGATCCTCTACCGCGGCTACGTCTCCTTCAACGAGACCCCGACGCTGGACAAGGGCGCGCTGATGAAGGTCTCCGCCTCCTTCAGCCTGCTGGCTCGCCCGGTTCGCTACGCCTCCTGACCCCTGGGCCGGCCACTGCGCCGCACGCCCACCCCCTGCACCGACCTGGCCGGGTTCTCTCTCTTCGCGGGGAGAGGCCCGGTCGGGCACGGGCATTCACTTTTCATTTCCCCGCGAAGGACATCACCCCCATGGCTACTGCCCGCAAGATCGTTCTCGGCAAGGCGCCCACCAGCGTCAAGCGCGTCATCACTGCCCCCATGCTCGACGGCAAAGAGGGCGCCATCGAATGCGAGTTCAAGTACCGCAACAAGGTCCAGTTCGGCGAGCTGATCGACCGCATGTTCGCGGCGGCCACCCCCGAGGCTGAGCCCGAGGCCGCAGCCCCCACGCCGCCCCCAACCTACGGCCAGATCCTCGTCGCCGGCGTCGAAAAGAACGCCGCCTACCTCGGCGAGATCCTGCTCGGCTGGAACCTGGACGTCGAACTGTCCCCCGAGGCCTTGCACGAGCTGTGCGTCGAACACCCCGCCATGGCCCAGGCCGTGATGGATGCCTACCGCACCGCTTGCACCGAGGGCCGCTGGGGAAACTGACCGAGGCGGCCCGCATCGCCTTTGAGCCCGAGATCACCGCCACACAACTGCGCGGCCTCGGGCTCACGGCGGCCGACTTTGGCGAGTCGCCTCCTCACGAAATCTGGCCCGAGAACCACCTCGCCTGGCGCCTCTTTTGTGACCTCTCAACCCAGTGGCGCATCGGCATGGCCGGCGCTACCGGGCTTGACTACACGCCCCTCATGCACCTGCTCAACATCGAGTGCCGCGACGCAGACGGTCAGCCAGACCTGCCGCTCTGGCGCGACACCTTTGATGCCCTGCGCGTGATCGAGGCCGCTGCGCTCGACGAGATGCGCACCCAAGCTGCCGAGAAACAAAAGCCATGACCGACACCCGCAAAGCCCAGCTCGGCGTCGAGGTTGACTCCGGCCCCGCCGAAGCCGGCCTCGACCGCGTCGCCCAGAAGGGCGTCGCCATGGGCCGCGCCGTGTCCGAGGCGGGCCAGCAGGCCGCCAAGGGCATGGATGCCATCCCCGAGGCTGGCAACCGTGCGGCTGAGGGCTTTGACCGTGCTGAGGGCAAGCTGCGCGCCGCCATGGAGCGCTCGGCGCGCGAGCTGAAGCTCGTGGGCGCTAGCCTGAGTCAGCGCTTCGAGTCGGAGATTGCGTTCAAGGGGTATGACCCTGCGAAGTTTGAGCCCACGCTCAATGCGCTGCGTGGCGTCGAGGCCGCGCAGCGTGCCGCAGCCGAAGCGGCCAAGAAGGAGGCGGCAGCCCTGGCTGATGTCGAGCGCAAGGCGCGGGACGCTGCCGCCGCTGAGGCGAAGCGAGCTTCTGAGCTGGCGCGGCAGCAGGCCGCCAACGATAACTTCGTCAAGTCCTTGCAGGACCAGGCGGCCACGCTCGGGTTCAGCCAGACGGAGATGCTTCGTTACCGGGCATCCCAGATGGGGCTTGGCAAGGAAGTCGAATCGTCCATCCAGAAGATCGAGGCCTACAACAAGGCGCAGGCGGCAGCAGCAGCGGGCTTGGGCCGCACCGGCATCAGCGCCGGCCAGCTCAATGCCGCGCTGCGCGGCGTGCCGGCCCAGTTCACCGACATCGTCACCAGCCTGCAGGGTGGCCAAGCGCCGCTCACCGTCTTCCTGCAGCAAGGGGGCCAGCTGCGCGATATGTTCGGCGGTGGCGGCACGGCTGCCCGCGCGCTCGGCGGCTACGTCCTCGGCCTGGTCAACCCGTTCACGGTGGCTGCGGCCGCTGCTGGCCTGCTGGCCTACGCCTACAGCAAGGGTGCCAGCGAGCAAGAGGGCTACGTGCGCGGCCTGCTGCTCAGCGGCAATGCTGCCGGCGCGACCGCCTCTCAACTGGGCAGCGCGGCGGCGGCTGTGTCTGCCCTGGGTGGCACCCAGGGCCGCGCGGCTGAGGTGCTCACCACGCTGGCCACGGATGGCCGCGTCGCGGCCGACAGCCTGCAGCGCGTCGCGGCCGCAGCCATCGCGCTTGAGCGTGCCGGCGGCCCTGCGGCTGAAGAAACGGCCAAGGCCTTCGCCGCGCTCGGCAAAGACCCGCTCGCGGCTGCGCTCAAGCTCAACGACGCCACCAACTTCCTCACCGCCGCCAAGCTCCAGCAGATCAAGGCGCTGGAGGACGAAGGCCGCAAGGCTGAAGCCGCCAAGGTGGCCCAAGAGGCCTACTTCGACGCCATCACCAACCGCACCCCCAAGTTGGAGGCCAACCTCGGCGCGCTGGAGAAGGCCTGGCGCGCCGTCAAGGATGCAGCAGGCGGCACCTGGGATGCCATGCTCGGCATCGGACGCGCCCAGACGCTGGAGCAGCAGATCGCGGCGCTGGAGCAGCGCATTGCCCGCGCCAGGTCCGGCAACAACATCGCCCAGACCGCCTTTGTGGCGGGCGGCCAGGGCTTCCAGCCCATCGCCATCAACACCCGGGCGGGTGAGGGCCTGGCAGCCGACGAGCGGCAGCTCGCCATCCTCAAGGCGCAGAACGCCGAGCGCCAGAAGGCCGCCGAGGCCGACGCCGACCGCAAGCGCCAGACCGAGGCCGCCAGCGAGTTTGAAAAGATCGTCGAGCAGAGCCTCGGCAAGCAGCAGCGGCTCGATCTGGAGATCGTGCGGATCCGCAACATCGGTGCCGCCGCTGGCCGCAGCGAGGCCGAGATCCAGGCGCAGATCACCGCCGCCAAAGAGCGCGCAGCCGGTGCCGGCTCAAGTGATGGCGAAGCCGCCAGCCTGCGCGCCCGCATCGTCGAGACGCGCGCCTACCTGCAGGCCCTGGGCCAGCTCGGCCTCAAAGCCCAGGAGCTGAACGAGGGCGACAAGGCTGCCCAGCGCCTGCGCGAGCAGCTCAAGGGCAGCATGGACGGGGCCACCCGCGCCGCCAAGCAGCAAGCCCTGGCCGAGGCTGAGCGCCTGGGCACGCTGCTGCGCACCGTGGACGCTGAAGAGAAGCGCCTCAAAGGCGTCAAAGCCGCGCAAGACGAGTACGCCAAGCTTATCCAGCGCACCGGCCAAGAGGCTGACGCCATCCAGGAGCAAGCCGCCGCGCAAGAGGCCGCCAATGCCGTGTACGGCAAGGGCAAGGCAGCGATCGAGGAGATGCGCCTCGCGCAGATGCAGCGCCTGGCCGTTGACCTGGAGCAAACCGACAACGTCGACCCCCGCTTCATCGCCAACCTCAACGCCAAGATTGAGGCCCAGCGCCGCTATGTCGCCTCGCTCAAGGAGGCCGACTTCAACACCCTGAACCGTAGCGCCGAAGAGTGGCTCCGCAACGCCACCGAGGCCGCGCGCCTGCAGGCCGAAGAGGGCGCCCAAGCCACCATGACCGCTGCCGAGCGTGAGCGCCTGGCCGCCACGCGCGCCATCGAGCTCAAGCTGGCCAAGGAGATCGACGAGGTCAACAAGGCAGCCCTCACCACCGAAGAGCGCGCCGCCGTCGTGGCCAAGCTCCGCGCCGCTGCTGCCAAAGACCTTGGGACGGCAGCTTCCAGGGCTGATACGACCGCGCTCAAGGAACTGCACGACTTCCTCGACCCGGCCCGGGCTGAGTCCTTCGGCGATGCATTGAGCCGGGCCTTTCAGGGTGCCGGGAACAGCTTGGTCAGCCTGTCCAACGCCTTCGCCAACTATGCGCGCCAGCAGGAGCAGCTTGCCAAGCAGCAGAAGAACCTTGAAAGCGAGAGGGACCCATCCAAGCGCCTGCGCGAGCAGATGCAGCTGAGCGAGATTTCTGCCCGAAGCCAGATCGGCCTCTACGCCAACATCACCGGCGCCGCCAAGGGCTTCTTCAACGAGGGCTCCCGGGGCTACAAGGCCCTGCAGAACGCGGAGATGGCCTTCCGCCTCGTGCAGCTCGCGGGTGACCTGCAGCGCGGGCTCAGCGCCGCCGCTGTCGGCATTGCCACGCAGGCCAGCGGCGACCCCTACACCGCTGTTCCGCGCATGGCCGCCATGGCCGCCATCATGGCCTCGCTGGGCTTTGCGGTGGGCTTCTCGGGCGGCGGCAGCTCCGGCGGTGGCGATGGCGCCAAGCAGGCCACCGGCACCGGCACCGTGCTGGGCGACTCGGCCGCCAAGAGCGAGAGCATCAGCCGCAGCATCGAATCTCTCGCCGGCACCGCCAAGCTGCAGCTCAGCACGCAGAGCGGCATGCTGGCCTCCCTGCGCAATATCGAGAACAGCATCGGCGGGCTGTCGGGGCTGGTGCTGCGCTCTGGTGTCGGCTCCGATGGCGCCTCGCGCTTCAATGTCAACACGGGCACCACGGTGCCGCTCATCAACTCGGGCCCGCTGAATCTGACGCTGGCCGGGGCCGCAGTGGGCGGCCCATTGGGAGCGCTGGCCGGGTTTGCCATCTCGCAGATCCCCATCGTCGACAAGATCGTCGCGGCATTGTTTGGCACCAAGACCAAGATCACGGGCCAGGGGCTGGCCGCCGGCAGCCAGGCACTCGGCGGCATCGTGGCGGGCGGGCTCTCGCTGCAGGACTACGTTGACGTCCAGGTCAAGAAGTCCTTCCTCGGCATTACCTACAGCAACAAGAACAGCACCCAGTACCAGGCCGCAGACCCCACGCTCACTCAGCAGTTCGGCCAGGTCTTCCGCGACTTCTACAGCGCCATCTCGGCCGCTTCTGGGCCGCTCGGCCTTGCGCTCGGCGACGTGCAGCAGCGGCTCGACAGCTTCATCGTCGACATCGGCAAGATCGACCTCGGCGGCCTCGACGGTGAGAAGCTGCAGGAGAAGCTCTCCGCCATTCTGGGCGCCGAGGCCGACAAGATCGCCGGCGCCGCCATCCCGGGGCTGACCGCATTCCAGAAGGTGGGCGAGGGGTACTTCGAGACGGTGGTGCGCGTGGCCAGCGGCGTCGAGCAAGCCCGCGCCAGCCTCGACCTGCTCGGCATCTCGGCCGTGTCGTTTGGCGACGTGCTGCGCAAGCAAGGCGACGTGGCCACCGAGATCGTGCGCGAGAGCATTGCCCGCGTCGAGTCGGCCGCCGGCAGCCTGTCCTCGGTCGGCCAGATGCTCTCCAACCTAGATGGCACCGCCGAAGAGCTGGCCGCCACCTACCGCAGCCTCATCGACGTGCGCGACGTGCTCCAGTCGCTGGGCCAGTCGGGCGAGGCGCTCACGCCGGCGCTGATCGGTGGCGCGGGCGGGCTCGACAAGCTCCAGGCCTCGCTCCAGACCTATCAGCAGGCCTTCCTGTCTGACCAGGAGCGCGCCCAGATCGCCCTGGCCCAGGTGGGCAAGGAGTTCGCCCGCATCGGCATCGAGTCGGTGCCGCAGAGCTCCGCCCAGTTCAAAACCTTGGTGGGCGGCATCGACACCACCACCGCCGCTGGCCAAAAGCTCTACGCCCAAGTGCTGGGCCTCGCCGGCAGCTTTGACGAAGCCCAGAAGCTGGCCGAGAAAGCCGGCCTCAGCGTGGTTGCTGCGGCATCGCGCCTGCCCGACATCCTCAAGAGCCAGGCCAGCACCCGTGCCGGGCTGGAGGTTGATGTCCTCACCGCCAAGGGAGACACCGCTGGCGCCGCCGCCCTCAAGCGCGCGCAGGAGCTTGCCGAGCTGACAGTAGGCCTCAGCGAGGCCGAAGCCGCCGCCGCCATGGCCGGCTATGACTACCTGGCCAGCCTGCGCCAGCAGATCACCGGCTACAACGACGCACGCACCGCCGCCCAAGCCGCAGCCACGGCCGAGCAGCAGCGCATCGAAGGCATCGCCAGCCAGCGCCAGTCCCTGGAGGATCGGCTGCTGCAGGCTACGGGCGACACGGCCGCCATCCGCCGCCGCGAGCTGGATGCACTCGACGCCAGCAACCGCGCCATTCAAGAGCGCATCTACGCGCTGGAGGACGAGCAAGCCGCCGCCGCACAAGCGGCGCAGGCCGCGCAGGACGAGGCCTCACGTCTCCAGGCCATCGCCAGCGAGCGGAGCAGCCTGGAGACCCAGGTGCTGCAACTGCTGGGCGACACCGCCGCGTTGCGTGCCCGCGAGCTGGCCGCCCTGGATCCATCCAACCGCGCCATCCAGCAACGCATCTATGACCTGCAGGACGAGCAGGCCGCCCAGCAAAAGGCCGCCCAGGTGGCCGAAGAGCAAGCCCGCGCCGCTGCCGATGCAGCCAACGAGCAAGCCCGCGCCGCTGCCGATGCAGCCAACGAGCAAGCCCGCGCCGCTGCCGATGCAGCCAACGAGCAAGCCCGCGCACTCCAGCAGC